CCAGTTACGCCGAGCAGATTGCGAAGCTCCGCGCGCGCGCGAGGCGCGATCAAAAGCGCGAGGCCCCTCTTCGAACTAGCGGAGCCTACGGCGCGGCTCTCAGCATAGCCGCTCGCGTACGAGCGCGACTGGATCTCCGTTGACTCGCCATCAGCGACCCCCTGGTCACTGAGGCCGAACTGCTCAGAGCCGAACAGGAAGCCGTACTCCACCTGGAACGCGGTCGCCCGCTTCAGCTCCGGCGGCATGTCCGGCATGTCGAGGTTCATGCGGTCGCGCCAGCGCGGGAAGCGCGAGCGCTGAGTGAAGTTGAACAGCGCGCCGGCGGGGATGGCCGCGGAAAACCCGCTTGCCAGCGTCACCACGTCGTCGTCGCTCGCGACGATCAGCCGCTGCTGGCCGATCACGGCCGCAGGCGCATTATCGACGATCTCCACGTAGACGCCGCCCCTCGCCCAGAAGTTCGGGTGGCGGTTGCCCCAGCGATTGCCGAAGAAAGTCGTGGCACCTGAGGCGAGAAGCGCCGTAGATTGGCCCGTGCCGTCGATGTAGAACTTGGGCGCTGGGCCCACGTACGCATCGATGATATGCTCAGCATCCGAGATGAAGCGCGCAGCCATGCTCTCGTCGGTGACCGAAGCCATCGTGACGAGTATCTCCGGCAGCTCGGCAGGCCGGATGTAGTTGTAGTCGGAGTAGGCTGCCACGCGAGAACTCACTGGAGGCCCCGCGCCTCTCGACGCGGGGCCTCGTTAGGTCAGAACTACGGCTGCGGATTCGGACCGATCAGCTCTCCACCGAGACTCGCCGCCGGCGGAACCGGAAGCGCCGTCTGCGACATGGTCACGGTGTCAGCCGGAAGATCCGGCGCGACATTGCCCACGCCCGTGATCGAGAAGACCGTAGTCCCCCCAACCGCCGGACCGCTGAGCAGCCGCACATCGAGCGGCGACGCGGGATCCTGGACCACGCTGCCATCACCGCTGACCACGATGGCGACGAGCGTGACGCCAGAGGCGTCCAGACCAGCCGCATCCTTGGGATGCGCCCGGTAGGTCCACTCTTCCGCAACGGTATTGGTTACCTGAAATTCAGCCACTCTACACTACCTCTTCGTTGATCGGCACAGGCCCGATGACTTCGCCATCGAGCGTATGTGCCGCCTCGGCCAGTTCGACGCGAATGGAAGCTCTTTCCACCACGCTCGCCCAGACCGAAGCCTTGTGATCGCACCATTGCTTGAAGAAGTCGGCGATCAGATCGTCGCCTTCCACATCATCGGGTGCGCTATCGTCCTCGCACGGCCCCACCTTCTTCAACGCATCCAGATCGAAATCGAACTTGATGGAGAAGTGATCCGTGCTCTTGTTGTCGATCGTAAGTTTTACGGGCATCTGCTGCTCTGTCTCTCCTGCGATCTGGGCCCGATCAACTCGGCGCCCAGTGTTGCGGCTGGTGCAGACGCGCTAGGTCTAGTGACCACGAGCCAGACCAGGATCAGCACGATCAGCAGCGCGACTAGCAACCAGATGTTCATTGTGGTCCTTCCAAACTGGAAAGGCTCGCTCACCGCGAAGGCGAGCGAGCCTGACTCAGAGCGCGGGGAGCCGTGAGGCTACTAGGTCCGGCTGATTCGGACGATCAAACCGGAGTCGATCATCGTTCGACCCCAGATCGCCCGGCCGGTGTAGCCGACCGCGAAGTGCCGCGGCTGGTCGAATACGCGCACGTCGATGTTGCGCAGCATCGCCATCGCGAAGGCCACGCGGTGCATCACCGCCGCGTCGCCCGAAGTCGTGGGCAGGTTGTTCGAGAGGTACACGTCGAGGCCGAGCACCTTGCCGACGAAGCCCGTCATGTTCGACTGGGCACCGTAGATCGAGTCCGCGCGAACGAACTCGTTCTCGTTCAGAAGGTCGCTGTAGCCGGCCGGGTTCACGAGCAGCACGCGATCCGTCTGCGGCGCGTTGCCGCTGTTCAGGATCGTGATTGCCGAAACCAGGCGTGCCTTGGTCAGAAAGCCAATGAGCGTGTTCGCGGCGCCGGAGACGAGCGGCCCGAAGATCGACTGGTCGATCTTGGCAGCGAGCGCTGCGGCGCGCTGCTTGAGGATCGCCTCGCCGAGCGCGACGGACGCCTTGTCCTGCTCCGAGTACTTCACCTGGAAGAAGAAGCCCTGCTCCTGATCCAGATTCAGCACGAGAGTGGACTCGGCCGCGTCGGTCGGGTTGTCTGACAGCGACGAGATGGCCTGAATGCCTGACGTGCTGTAGACGAACTTCGGGATGCGGACGGCTTCCGCCGGCCCACCCGGATCGATCCAGGTCGTGTTGACTACCTGGGGAGCGATGGCCGCGGCGGCAAACTCCAGGTATGCCGTATCCGACCAGAGGGTCGGATAGAAGTTGGTGAACGTGTTAGCCAAGGGGACTGGTCTCCTAGATGCCGCGCTTTACCAGTCCCACCTCGGGACTAGTTGCTCTGCGGGAATGCGTGAGGATTGAACGTCGTGGGCCAGTATGGCTTTGACGCCTCGACACGCTTGCGAAATTCCGGTGTGAGCCGAACGCTCTGCGGATAGCGCGCGTACTCGTCCGGGCTAATGAAGCCCTCGAACGGCGCGGTGCGCTGCTGCGGAGTGGGTGCGGGCCCTGCGCGTCGCATGCCGGGCTGCTCCTGAGGCCCCGGCGCCGCGGGAAGCGGCGGAGGGGCGAAGATGTCGGGGTAATCGGCGACGATATCGTCGACCGCCGAGGCCGCGTTGAAGTTTGCGTCGCTCACGTCGGCGAGCCTGAGAATCATGCGGCTCTGACTCGGGGTGAGGGCGCGGGTCGTGATCTCGTCACGCAGCGAGTCGCGTCGGTCGCGCTCGTTGATCTTCTCTTCGAGCCGCGTGCGCTCGGCGCGTTCGATCTCCAGGGCGCGCTCGGTCTCGCCGCGAGCAGCCGCTGCGGCCGAAGCATCCTGTGCGCGGCGCGCCTCATCGGCGGCCTCGCGCTCGCGGAGCTGACGCGTCATCCGGCGGTTCTCCGCCTGGAGACGATCATGCTCAGCTCGATCGAGCTGGACTACGGCGGGCTGATTGCCCGAAGGGGTCGGGGCCTGCTGGCCGTCGTCGGGGGTATCGGTCAGTACCATGTTAGGCTTCCTAAGCGGTTCCGTTCCGCCTGCGGCAGCGAATGGGCTGATTCGGCCGCCGCGCGAGCCGAGCCCCTCCCCGCGGGAAGTTCCCGTGGGGGATCTGTGAGTAGTGTTCCGCGCAGAGGGGCAAAAACGACACGCAATCGCGCGATTAATTTTCGAGGCCCTAACCTCGCGCAGTCCTTACGCTTTCGGCGGCGGCGCGTCAGCCGGCTTCGGGGGCTGCGGTCCCCCGGGGGCAGTCGCCTTGCCGGCCTTCTCCGCAGCGATCTCCGCTTCGAGCTTCTCGGCAGAGCCGCCCGTCTCGGGGTTGTCGCCCACGCGATCCGGCAGCCAGGTCGAAGTCTCCTGGTCCTCTTTGATCGCGTCCAGCTCTTTCTGGGTCTCATCGGGGTCCAGATTGAAGAGGTCCGACACCGCGCGCTTCGTCGACACGAGGCCGTTCGCCTTGAGCGCGCCGTAGTCCTGCGCGTCCTGCGTGTGGTCTTCGATGATCGGGTCCGGGAAGTGGATGTTGATCGCGGAGCGCTCGTAGGCCGGCAGGCCGTCCTCTTCGCGCGCGGCCAGCTCTAGCTTCTGGCCGACGCGGAACAGCTTCTTGATCGCGTGCTTGAGCGCGTCGCGGAGATCCTCGATCTTGTTGATCGTCCGGTGCGCCTTGAAACGCAGCGCGCGGGCGCTCTCAACCTGCGACCCACTGCGCTCCATCCCGAACGATGCGGGCGAGGTCTCGGTGGTCATGAAGAAGAACTCCAGCAGGGTCTCCAGCTGATGCTTTACGGCGTCGATCTTCGGGTCCCACGTTAGGTACTCGGGCTTGACCGCCTTCTCCAGGATCGACGGATCGATCTCGATCACGTCGAAGTCGGCGAGGTTCGCGCGCCCCTCCGGGTCGAGCACGCCGGGACCGACGATCAGCTTCGGGCGCGCGTGGCGCTCTAGGATTTCGTCTTCCTGCGTGAGTCGATTCTCCAGCGCGAGAATCAGCCGCTCGATGCGGTGGAACTCGCTGCGGCCCCACGGACAGCCGCCGGCCGCGTTGAACGGGATGTGGATGATCGGGATCTCGTCGATGCCCGTCGGTGCGCTCTCGGCAGCCGGGAAATACTTGTCCACCGGGATGGGCGAACCCTCCTCGTTCCCGTTCCACTCGACCAGCTTGTAGTCGACGTAGCCCTCGCGCTTCGTGCCGCTCACGGTCGTGCCGCTCACTGCTACGTCGCTCACCTCCTGGAGGGTGTGGATCTCCTTGAGAACCATGAACGGGTAGTGCGGGTCGCGCCGACTGTTCTCCGGGATCGGGTACACGTAGGCGAGCGTCACACTCACCACGCGCGTCGCGTCGAGCGGATCGAAGGTCGGGTGGTAGCAGCCCGGATGGATGAACTTCGGCGTGGCGGTGGGGACTATCTCCCCGTCATCGTCCTCGCGGTCGTCCACGTCGATACGCAGAACTGCGTCGCCAAGCACGGGGAACGCCTCGGCGCACTGGCGCAGGCGCTCCACCACGCCGCCTTCCTCGAAGATGCGCTGGATCTCCGGGTCGGTCGTGTCCTTCTTCGCCGACACTGCGAACTCCGGGCCCAGCGCGTAGTGGCGCATGAGCCGCGCCAGCATGCCGGGAAAGTCGACGGGGATCCAGTCCGACTCGTCGGGCGCGTCACCGGCCGCGCTGTGTGCGAACAGCTTGTAGTGCGACTCCACGTCCATCAGCGACTGCAGTTTCAGGTAGCCGTGAATCCGGTCCTTCGACGCAACGTCGGGATACCAGAACCGCGAGCCGAGCCCCGTGAGAGGGTCGATCTCCTTCTCGCCGATCCCCGGGACATAGCCCGGCCACGACGCGGCGAAGCGCGGGTTGTAGTTGTCGCTGTTGGCCATGAGGGCCATCAAAATCTCCTTCTCGGGGACTTATGCAGCCTCGTAGTGGGACGGATCATCAGGAGCAGGGCCCATACCAGCGCGTCCACCGTGTCGTCCCAGCCCGGCACCTTGCTCTGAGACGGAAAGGCAAGCATCTCGTCGACAAGCCGAGGAATCCCGTGTGCCTTGCTGGGCCCATCATCCTCAGAGCCCTCGATAAATACCTGGCCCCGCTCGAAGTATGTCCGCACCTTGTCGGCGCGCCCCACTTTATCGGTGCCTCGCGGCGGCAGCGCACGCAGCGGAAGGCGCGACGTGTGTTGCAGCTCTTGGATCAGCCACCGCTGTGCGCCGACATCCTCGATTCCGAACAAGTGCGGACGGTACTCGTCGTTCAGCGCGCGGGCCCGCTCCAGGATGTGAAGCTGAGTCCACTGTCCGCGCTCGACATGCCGAACATAGAAGTGCGGCGCGATGTAACTAACTACCGCAAACACCGACCAGTCCGCCTTGGGTCCCTCCGCGAACGCGGGGTCGAGCGCAATCACCGTGCGTGCCTTCTGGCGATCCTGTACCGGGAGGTCATCCCAGCGCGCCCAATGCTCGATCCACTCGCGCTTGAAGAACCCGCCCAGCGCAGTATCAATGACGTTTTGATACTGACTCGCAAATGCCGACGCGCCAATCTGATCGCGCCGACTCATCAACTCGGCGTAGCTGTAGAACTCGGGCCAGTAACTGTTTCCTGCGTCGTCGATCGCCGGCGTACGGTGCAGATGCTCCCACAGCCCTCTCTTGTGCCAGCTGTAAATCTCCGAATACCAATCCGCCGGGTGATAGCGCGTGCCCGCCACAATCAGCCGGCACCACGGCTCGGTGGTACCCTTGATGGTGAACTTCCAGAAGTCACTCATGCGCTCGCGCTGGAGCTGGGTCCGCGCATTGTCCTCGGTCACCCAGTCATCGGCGACCACCACGTCGTAGTGGCCGCCCGCGATCTTGCTTCCGATGCCCAGCGCTGTGAACGTCGCTTCGCGGATCTTCTCCGTACGCAGCGCACAGTCAGCCTTCGATTCCTGCCAACGCTCGCCCTCCAGTGCACCAAATAGCGCGGTCATCAGCGGGCTGCTGAGCAGACTCTTGATCTGGAAGAGCAGCGCCTCGGCTTTCTCTGCGCTGTTCGAGGTGATCGCGATACGGATGTTGTGCGGCCCAATGGGCTTCGACGAGCCCACGAACAGGTTGCCCAACCGCGGGTCCATGTTCTCGGGACGAGAGATGGCGAGCCAGAGCGGAAAAACTACGGCAAGCGTGAGGCTCTTACCAGACCCGCGCGGCGCGAGCCACATCGTCTCCCTGTTGTGGAGCGCGTCTTCCAGTGCGTCCCAGTGAAACGGCTTGACCGTCCAGCAGGAACATCAGGTTCGCAGGGTGCCACTCCACCCACCGCCGGATCACGTCCGGCGTATTCTGCACAGCCTCATCGAGCGCGGCCCGCAGCTTCTCCTTCGGCAGTGCCTGAAGGCGGTGTAGCGCTACGTCTGTTTCGATGCTCATCAGGGTCCTATCGTGATCAGCGAGACCGGGTCTTCGGCGGTCAGCTGGAGCGTGCGCCAGAAGCGCCACATCTCGCCGGCACCGAGCCGGAGCCCATCCCAGATGGCGTCGCGCTGCCACTCGTCGCCGATATCCTGGAGCACGAGCGCTTCCCAGCCCAAGCTGTCAGCCATGCTTCGGCTGTGCACCCCGAGGCTGGGCCCTACGCGATAGAGCCAGTCGTGGAGCGTGCCGAACTCCAGGCACGCGTCCCTGCTAGGCAGCAGGGACCACACGGCGCGCGGGATCGAGGCGCCGTCGTAGATCATCCCGGCGGGCATCGTGTAAACGTCCCCGGCGCGAGAACGGAAGCGCAGCGGCGAGCGTAGCTCGCGAATGTCTCCGCCAAGGTGCTGCGTCAGCGCCCACCCGTCGAAGCCCGCGCCGCCGTTGTCAAAGCTCAGAGTCATTCGATTTTGCATCTCGGCCCAGGCAAGAGCCGCGCATAGCGCGCGTCCACGCCGCGCGTGCGCGAGGGAGATCACCGCTCGCCGCGATCGATGCCTCGCCGCCCGGGCATCTGGTGCTCCACGGGCGGTAGGTCGGGAGGCGGCGTCCAGAACATCTCACCAGCGTCCATGCCGTTCATGGTGTAGGTCTCGCCTTCACCAGGCGAAACCGGGCCGATCGCCGCCGCCAGCGACATGCGGTTCTCCGGCCAGTCGCGCTGCGAATAAGTGATCCGCGCGATCAGCTCCGGC